CTCCGCGCCCCGAAGGTCCGCGCGCTGAAGGTCCGCGTCCCGAAGGCACGCGTCCCGAAGGTCCGCGCCCCGAAGCTCCGCGTCCCGAAGGTCCGCGCCCCGAAGGCACGCGCCCCGAAGGCACGCGTCCCGAAGGTCCGCGCCCCGAAGCTCCGCGTCCTGAAGGATCGCGTCCCGAAGGATCGCGTACCGAAGGTCCGCGTCCCGAAAGTCCGCGTTCCGAAGGTCCGCGCCCTGAAGGTCCGCGCGCTGGCCACCTTCACCCGAGCGCCACTTGCGGTGTTCTTCCAGAATATGCGGGAGGTTGTCGCGAACGTCGGTCATGCCACGCACTCCCCGACGCGATCCGCCGCCCATTCGTCCAGCTTGGCCACCACGGCGGCATCATCGGTGCGGGGCAGCATGTCGCGCAGGCCGGCAACGATGTCGGTGAGGTCATACCCCGGCGCCATCGAGTGCGTGTCGAGGTCGCACCGCTCGAGGTCGCTGATCGCGGTTTCGAGGATGAACCGCACGCGGGCGTTGGTAACGTGCGCGTCGAGGGCCTTGACCACCACCGCCAGCGAGAGGGTGCGGCCGGGGCCGGCGTTGTAGGCGCGGGCGGTGTAGGTGTCGGGGTAGGGCATCGCTTCCTCCGTTTTCAGTGACGACACGTTGCCAGCGCGGCAAAGCCCCGTCAACCATTAAAATGCCGGGACGGCAACCTTTTCTCACTTGACCCGGCTTGCCATTGTGGCCACACTTCCGGTCATGACACTGCACGAATATCTCAGAACGAACAAAATCCCCCTCCGCGAAATGGCCGCGATGCTGGGCCGCGATGCCTCAGAGGTATCGCGCTGGGCAACCGGCCGGCGCGTGCCACCGTTGGAGATAGCGTTGGAAATCCAGCGCGCGACCAACGGAGCGGTTGAGCCGCAATCGTTTGTGCGGGACGGCGCAGCATGAGCGCCGGCAAGGCGCTCCCCCCATGGGACGAAGCCACCACCGCCGCCGTGCGCGAATGGGCGGCGGCTGGCGTGTCGCAACGAGAGATCGGGCGGCGCCTCGGCATGGCGCAGTTTTCCGTGGCGCTTCGGATGACGGATGCCGGGATAGAAACGAAAGTCCGCAAGCCCCGCAGCGGCGAGATGGACCGCGCGGGCGCCGTGCTGGTGGAGCATTTCGCCACCCATCCCGACCTGAAAGCGCTTCTAGTGCTCTACGGGAAAGCGCGCGGCACCGACAAGGTGACGATGAAGGGCATGCGCGCTCACTCTCGCAAGCTGCGCCTTGTGCGGCCGGGCGAAAGCATGTGGGAAGGCGCCAAGCGCGGTGCAATTAAGGTTCAGGCCATCCACGCGGCGGCGGCTGTCGAGTTGGCGCCGAGGCTGCAAGCATCGCTTAACGTCACGTTCTCCGTTCCCGTGAGCGCAAAGGCGCTGGGCATCAGCCAAAAGCGGGCGCGTCGCCTGGTGCGGCTTCAGATGGTGACGGTTCCGCCCCGGCCGAAGGTGGCCAAGGCGCCGAAGCCCAAGCCACCGCCGGCACCACGCAAGCCCAACAAGCTGCCTGCGACGTGGGTGCGCGACAACAGCCCGCGCGCGCCCAAGCCCCGATACGAGAGCGTCGAGGCGTTCCTTGCGGCGGGCGGGCGTATCCAGGTTTGCCCTGCGGCAGCAGCGGCAGTCACGACGGCCACGCTGGACGGGGGGCGCGACGTGATCCGGCGATATCACGAAGCGGCCGGGGAGACGGGCAACTGGAAAGACCGCGCGAAGAAGAAGATCGGGCGGCTGCATTTTGGGGCAAGCGCATGACCGAAGACGAAGCCAAACAGGCCACCTACGCCGCCACGCGCCGCACCGCCACGCGCCCGGTTCGTGTGATCGGCCAGCCGATCATGGATAGCCCGCCGCGTATTGTTTACCGCGTCGATATGGAGGCGGAGATACGGGCGCAGATGGCGCAGGCGGGGTTTGAGTTTGCGGACGAGCCGCCGGGGAAGGGGAATTTCTGGTGATGCTGCATCCCGATTATTCCGCGTTCCTTGCGTCAAAGGCCCCGCGCCCGCGGGCTGTTGGAATAGAGCCGGGCGAGATGCCATCGCATCTGTTCGACTACCAGGCCGAATGCGTCCGCTTTGCTTTGCGCCAAGGCCGCGCCGCCATGTTCCTTGATACCGGGCTGGGGAAGACGCGCATTCAGCTTGAATGGTGCCGCCAAGCCGCCGAAGCAAGCAATGGGCGGGCGCTACTCCTGACGCCGCTCGCAGTGGCCCGGCAGATTGAGCGTGAGGGCTTATCGCTGGGTTACGACGTGCGCGTGATCCGCCACCAGGACGAAGCCCGCGACGGCATCAACGTATGCAATTACGACCGCCTTGCCGCACTTGATACCGTGCAATTCGGCGCCGTTAGCCTAGACGAAAGCTCGATCTTGAAGAACTTCACGGGCGCCACGACGCGCGCGTTGATCGCTTCCTTTGAAGGCCACCGGTTCAAGCTGGCCAGCACTGCCACGCCAGCCCCGAACGATCATATGGAGCTGGGCACGCACGCGGAGTTTCTCGGCCTGATGCGAAGCGTGGAGATGCTGTCGCGCTGGTTCATCAACGACACCGCCACCGCAAGCCAACAGTGGCGCATCAAGGGCCACGCGCAGGATGCGTTCTGGGATTGGGTGGCGTCGTGGGCGCGGTGCGCAGAGACGCCGGCAGACCTCGGATATGACGCATCGCGTTTCGTGCTGCCTCCGTTGAACATCCACCGGCACAAAGCGGCAGGTGATACCCGTGCGGCGGCCGGGATGTTGTTCGCATCCGATTTATCCGCAACGAACATGCACGCCATAAAGCGCGAGACGGCACAGGCGCGCGCCGAGGCTGTAGGCGCGTTGGTGGCCGCCGAACCAGGCGAACCGTGGGTGATCTGGTGCGACAATGACGCCGAGGCTGACGCGCTAATGCTGGCGGTGCCGGGCGCGGTGGAAGTGCGCGGATCACACACGCCGGAACGCAAAGAGGCGGCCCTGACGGCGTTTGCCATGGGCGAGGCGCGATACATTATCACGAAGCCGTCCGTAGCCGGCATGGGCCTAAACTGGCAGCACGCCGCCCGTGTGGCGTTCGTGGGCCGCAGCTTCTCCTACGAGGCTTGGTATCAGGCTGTGCGACGGTGCTGGCGGTTCGGCCAGACGCGGCCCGTTGACGTTCACCTGATCGTCGCCGAGGGCGAGGATCAAATCGGCCGCGTGATCGATCGGAAGGCCGGCGACCACGCCACAATGAAACGCGCCATGGCTGCGGCTATGGCCCGCAATCGGAATGTCGAGGCGCAGACCCGCATTCCCTATCAACCCACTCATACCGGGAGGCTGCCGCAATGGATGACGGCGTGAAGGTGCCTGTTCCGCAATGGTTGCAGGATGCAGTAAGGCCTAATTTGTATCGTGCCGACAAAAGCGCGCCGCCGCCGAATAAGCCTGATCCGGTGTCGCAGGAAGTGGCGACCGCGTTTATGGCGGAAATCGTCAAATTGTGTCGGGTTCATGGCGTATGGCTGGCGCATGAGGACGCTTACGGCGGGTTCATGGTGCAGCGTGAAAACACTGAAGCATGGCTGATGAGGGGGTTTGGAGCATGAGCGAAATTACCTGCTTGAACTCTGCCCACGGAGATCGATGGACCGCCATCAACGGCGATAGCTGCGACGTGCTGGCGCAGTTGCCTGATGCGTCCATCGGTTTCTCTGTCTACTCGCCGCCGTTCGGCGATTTGTTTGTCTACTCGGAAAGCGAGTGCGACCTTGGCAATTCGGTGAACGACGCCGAGTTTTTCGCCCACTACGAGTTCATCATTCGGCAGAAGCTGCGGATCACGAAGCCGGGCCGCATGTCCGCCGTTCATTGTTCGGATCTGCCCACGCGCAAGTGGAAAGATGGCGTGATTGGAACAAAGCCGTTCTCCGATGATATCGTGGCCGCGCATCTCCGCGCCGGATGGACGTTTGTGCGGCGCGTGACCATCTGGCGCGATCCCGTGGTGGAGATGACGCGGACCAAGGCGCTGCACTTGCTGCACAAGCAAATCCTGAAAGATAGCACATGCTCGTGGCCGGGCACGCCTGACTACCTGCTGATCTTTCGCGCGCCAGGCGAGAACGCCGAACCCGTGGGCCACAAGCCGGCGGATTTCCCCGTTGAACTTTGGCAGAAATGGGCGAGCCCGGTTTGGTTCGATATCAGCCAAACGGCAGTGCTGAACAACAAAGCCGAGGCGTCGAAGTGGATCGGTGACGCGCTGAGCCTGGATATGGCCCGCGAGGCTGCTGACGAGCGCCATCTGTGCCCGCTGCAACTGCCTCTGATCGACCGCGCCGTTACGATGTGGAGCAACCCCGGCGACGTGGTGCTCTCTCCGTTCCTCGGTATCGGTTCCGAGGGCGTTGTTTCCGTGAAGCGGGGGCGCCGGTTTTTTGGGTGTGAACTCAAGCCTTCGTATTGGCGCCAAGCCGTGCGGGCGCTTGAAGGTTCCGAGCGTGGCGCGGTGGATCTGTTCTTTGAGGCTGCCGATTGATGGCCACCCCGGAATGGAATTTCCAACGCGCGGCCGTCGTGTATTTGTCCGCTGTGCTGCCTCTGGGCTCTGAAATCCAAGGCAACGACACGCGGGGCAAGCAGTCCATCAAACTACGCCAGTTGGATGCAGCGCGCGGCATTCGTGCGGGCTGGCCCGATCTTGTCTGTATCGTTGCAGGTTTCCCGGAAATCTACATCGAATTGAAAGCCCCCGGCGGTCGGTTGTCCGATGAGCAAGAGCGCCGGGGGCGGGTGCTTCGGACGTTGGGCCGCGTGTGGTTCGTGGCGCAGGCCTTGGAACAGATTGAGGTTGAGTTGCTGACGCTGGGCGTTCCCCTGCGCGGAACGATGCTTAGCGCGGCTGACCGTGATGAGCGGATTGCGGCGAAGAAACCCTCGCGCAAGCCCTCCAAGCCCCGCACCGCCAAACCCACGGCGCGGGGGCTGAAGACGTTGGCGAGGGCGCCATCATGAGGGCGGCAGCATGAGCCCCGACTTCATCGAAATGGCCGGTCAAACCATCGGCAACCTCCAAGTCATCGACTACGCGCGGTCAGGCAACCACGGCGCGCATTGGGTGGTGATGTGTCTCGACTGCAAGAGCCAGCAGGTTGA